GGGCGTTCCATACCCAGCATGAGGCACGAATGGCCGCAAAACACGACAATTTGCTGTCCATGCGAACTCGTCATGATTCGAGCATTTTCAAGTTCGAAAGGAGAGATGCTGGATTCGTCCCAGCCAGCCGACTCACGCAGAAAGAGCTTGAAAGAATCAAGAGGGAACTCGAGAGGCAGATTCGAGAGGACTCTGGCGACTGAAATTCGATCGCGGCAATTCTCGAATAGCCTGGAGGATGAGAAAATCGGCAGGCTCGCAGTATAGCGGTTTTTAATTCGAACTTTTCGACATAAGGGCGTTGACCCCCTACTTTGAGCGTCAATTATCAACATCTTGAGCGACGTTCTTGATGAGGTGCAGAATGGCCTCGGAAGCCGTGAGTTTCTTTGGCCGAAGCACGACGAGATAATTCCACTTTCGAGCGGGTGAAGTGCTCGAATCGGAAGTGGTGCAGAAGTTGAGCCACAACCCCTTCTTGACGATATGTTGAGGGTCGAGAACAAACGCAGCCGGATTCGCTGGATTTCCCGAGTTGGCTAGGAAGTCGCCCACACTCGAAGACCGGAGTTGGTAGCCAGCATTGCACCACCCCATTTGGCGGTTGTCTGATGCGTCCGAGATGGTATCGAATTGAGTTGCGTTGATTGTGTCGGTGGCGAGAGAAGCATTCGCTTGGTATTGACCGTCAGACGAACCGATTTCTGCTCGAGTGTCTCGAGGCCAAATGAATGCAGATTCAACCTCCCATCCTTTCGTGAGGTCGCCTGCTTCGTAAATGAAAATCTGCTCATCCGTCAGAATCGCGTTATCATCAACGGTGAAGTTCCCTCGAAGGGTCAGAACTTTGCTCATTTCTTCGCACACTTCCTAGCCGCTTTTGCACATCTCGAGAATCCGTCTTTCTTCCATTCGCCATTCTTTTTCTTGTATTTCGCTTGGAGTTTCTTGAAGCATTTTGAATAGCGTTTGTTGTATGCTGATGCTCGCCTTTTCTTCTTCTTTGGTGCAGGCAATCTTTTGCCGATTTCTCGAAGTTCATCCATCGTAAAATCGGGGCTGGCTCGATCCAAATTCCGGCTTTCGAGGAATCGCTGAATCGTCGGGTCGGGGTTGGTTCGAGGTCTGAAAGAGCTTGAACTTCCGTTCTGCTCGAGTTCGGCCTCTAATCCTGAAATATATTCTATGAGTTTGATGACCAAACCGATTCCGTACACGGCCATTAAATCGCCTTCACTGCTGAGATAGTGCTAGAGCCATTGCCGCTTCTTTCGTGAGAGTTTCTGAGGTGCATTCTAGGATGATGGTTGCATAGACATCGCCAACCCAGCCATCAGAAGCCATACCGCCGAAATACATCTGCTCAACGCCGATTAGATAGCCGTTTGTCCACTGTTGAGGTGCTGGGTCTAGAGCATCGTTTGAGATTGATACGAACGCGTTTCCGGTGGTTCCGAAGACGTAGGCATTGAGATGACCGGAGGCCACGACCGACTTGTTCGAAGACAGAACCATGCCGGTCTGTGTCTGAGTAGTGAGTTGGGTCGCTGCTACTGCTGAGGTTCCGTTCGTGCTGCCTGCTATCTCGAGCGGCTTCCCGTCGGACTGAGTGTAGTTCAAAGCGACGTTGTGGATTCTCAAAACTGCTTTTCCAAGAGCGTCAACATACGCTCCCAAATCTATGCTGTCTTGATAGAAATTCTCGTCGTCTTGGATGTTCACTGTCTTTCGTATGAAGAATGAGTCGGTCTTCGCCATAATCACCTCAGGCGAGCGTCGGCCTATGAACCGATTTGGAGGGATAATCGCCGGCCGAAGTGAGGCAGCCTGCTGCCGACTACGGAGGCTATCCCCTTCGCCAACCACTAAGCACCCAACGCTCCGCGTCGAGTGAGTGGACACTATGTCGGCAACCAAAGAAGGAGAGAGAGAAACGAACCGACTTCGAGAATTGTTTGAGTGTGGACACTTCACTTTCATTGAGGGAACTGATATCAATGCCGACTAGAATAATCGTCTATCAATGCCCGAGATGTCGGACATTCGTTCCGACCAAATCTCGAGCGGCAAAGAGGTTCGATTCGAGATGCCCTCGATGTAATCGGAGGGTGCAGATATGGTGGCCATCACGGAAGCGGTCAGTTTGGGACGATAGGAGGGGTGCTGAGCGTGTCGTTTCGTATCGGGCGTTCCATACCCAGCATGAGGCACGAATGGCCGCAAAACACGACAATTTGCT